TTCGTTCATTGGAGTCATAAATGCACCATGTGTAGATGGGTTGGAAACAAAATCCCAACCTATTAGTTCAAAATCTTCACCAACTAAAAGTTTGTTATCTTTCATTGGTTGAGTAGAACCCATACCTCTTGATGAGATACCTAAAAGGATTCCAGCTCTTAATAATTCTTTTAATATATTTCCAGAAGGAGTAGGTAAGATTTCAACTGTACCCATAACATCATTACCTTCCCAATGTACCTCTTTAATATTATGTGATACATTCTTTAGGTTAATAACTGAAGAATCTGGATGGTCTAATTCACCCAATGCTCTTCTTTCTTTAATTAAAGTTTGATATTTACTTATCTCTCTTTCTAATATTTCTTTTGGGTACACTCTACCATTTTGGTTTTCTGCACCTGAACGTTGAAGGACTCCTTTAACCAAAGTTCTACCTGATGAATCTTCGTTCACTCTTCCTTCAAATAAGTTTGTTTCTATTAATAGATTCTTCATAATGGTTATCCTTATTTATGTTTTTTTAGTAACTCAGTAAATTCTCTTTTTACACCAAATGATAATCTTTTGTGAATTCCTTCTTTTACTAATACATTAATTATATCTTTTACATTTGAATTTTCAAGTGTAATTTTATTTTTTGATAATATTGGTCTTTCTAAAAATGTATTTATTTCAAAAGTTAACTCCTCTGAAATTTTAAAACCTTCATATATAGATTTAAGATATTTGATAAAATCTTTATCGTTTTTCATATCCTTAAAGCTCTTATCTGAAAAAATATTCTTTACGAAATCTTTAGCATCTTTTGAATCTTGCTTTATTTGGTCAATTAAACCAAACATACCTTCATTTACTGATTCCATTAAACCAATTGCAGTAGTTCCAACAATTCTTTCAGCTCCATCAGCGTATTTCTTATTTAAGATTGCTACTTTAGCACCACCTATATTAATTACATACATTGGTAACATACTTGTACTAAAGTGATAATCTTTGATTTTTGCTTTCTTTAATTCTTTACCTATATCCATAAAAGATTTAGCACCTTTTACGAGGTCAGCAAGTTTATCTAAAGTCTTATCATGTTTTCCTTCTGAGATATTAGTTGAACAACCACCTTCGGTTACTCCACCACATCCACATCCACAATCATGTGATTCTTCTACTTTTTCACCAGCTCTTAGAGCTGCTAAATCAGATGCTTCAATTTCACCATCACCATCAATATCTAACTGCTTTTGTTTATCAGTTAACTCTTCATTCTTTTCACCCTTACCATCCCAAGCAGAATCAATCTTATTAAAGAATGCTTTCTTTTCTTCATCACTCATTGATGGAATAGATTTTCCTGCCTTTTCTAAAGCTTTTTTGAAAAACGCTTGATAGTCACTCTCTTCAGCCATAATAGCTTTAAGGGTTTCTTTGATAGTGTCTCTGGTAATATTCATATTAATTGCCAATTATAATTTACTAATCTGTGTTACAATAGTGTTCAATCTTTCTCTAATTTTGAACAAATTCTTTTGGGTTCTTTTCCAATATTGGTTTGAATTTAAATCACCTTCTTTTTTAATTCTACCATACCATCTTAGGAATGTTTCTATTTCAGAAAGTTGTTTATTAACTTGAGAAATTCCCCTACCAATTTTTTGCTTTGGAGAAGATTCATCTTTTTTTAATTCTAACCATCTATTTTCACTAACCCTTTTGTAACCATTTCCTTTATTTATGGCATCAACAAATTCATCATCATTTTCTTCTTCATCATCAGTACCATCCGTATCTTTAAAAGCAATTGGAGTTTGGTATCCAGCCACATTAGATGTGGTGGTTGCTTCATCAACATCCAACTCTTCATTTTGGATTTCTTCAATTAAATCCTCAATAAGTTCTTTTAATTTAATCATTTATTTTTTGCTCTTCAATTCTTTAATTAATTCATAAGACATCATTAATGATGAAACATGATTATCAGAAACAACTTTACCAATTTTAGTTTTAGCTAAAACAGAAACAGTTTCTGCTAATTTAATTTTGGTTACTTTATCTTTTATACCTTTGGATAATGATTTTAACTCAGAAACAATAGAGGGTATTTGTTTTGAAATGTACGATTTAAAACCAGTAGTATTAGATAAGTTATTGATGTATTCTCTTAATAAGTTTTTTTGATTTTCATCTAAGTTAGAATACTTTTTGTTAAAAGTTTCTACTAATATCTTATAAGTAAGTAATCTTAAATCTTTATCTTGCTTTTTATAAGATTCTACAATCTGAGTATTAGTATCTTTTTTAGATGATAATGTAGATTGTTTAGATGTAATAGATTCAATAAGGGTAATTTTTGAATTGAATACATCCTTAATATCATAATTATCCATCTTCTTAGATTCAAAAATCTTATAGATAGATGCCAATACTCTATAATTAGATATTGGTGACGAAAGAAAATCATCCATATTGAATGATTCATTAATCTTTTTAATTAGATTATACTTCTCTTTATGTAATTGTTTTTGGTCAATACGATTATGAGCTTCGTTAACAGTATCTATGAACTTCTCAGCTCTTGATTCTGAATTATACTTTTCCTTCATAAGAAGTTCGTATAATCGTAGCTCTTTATTTAACTCGGTTTTTGGACTAAAAAATTCACTAACGATTTTTTTAGCCTTCTCAGTAGCATCCCCATTGAGAACTTCTAACGTAATTTGTCTTACGAGAAGCTCAAATAGAATACCAGTATTCTTAAATTTTGAATGTTTTACCCTCTTCATTGTGTTTTTATCCTATAATAATATATCAATATACGATATAATACATCGTATATAAATATAAGTTAATTTTGATTTCCTAAAATTTTATTCATTAATCAAATTATCGTCATCTAAAAAGTCTCCGTTTTCACTCATTAACTTCCTTTTTGCCGAAACTCCGTTAACATATTCTTTAGCAACTTTTTGCGTAGTTTTACTAACTCTACCTTCAGTTTTCTTTAACGCTTTTTGATTTTCTTTTTTACCTAATGGGTCTCTCCCATAAGGATGTTTATCTTTACCATAGGTGTTTCCCTCTCTAGGTCTACCACCTTTGTTCTTTAATTCAGTTTTTAATTCTTCTAGTTCATCTTCAACATCAGTAGGTTCTTGCTCCATTGCTGGGTCACTTCCTTCATCTTCAATTGAACGATATCTGAATCTATCTTTAAGGTCATTAACAAGTTGAACCTTTTGAAAGTCAACCTCATCATCACTAAAATTAAATATATTTTTATATGCCCAATCTTTAGATACCATATTTAATCCTTGAATATCAGAAACCAATCTAACTTTTTCACTCCATAAATTTACCTTTTCTTGCTCATATATAGTAGATGGATTAACTAAGTTTAGTTCAAAATCTACCATTTCTTTACCCTCAATACCTTGTGCAGCTAAATGAGTTACTGCTAACTTAGTTAATTCAGATATTAAAGTTCTTTGGATTCTTTCGATTGTTCTTGCAAATCTTACATCTTCTGCAGCAAGAGTTGCTTTACCATTTACATTCTCATCATATCCCAAATATGCTTTTGGAATCTTTAGAGCTGCAAACATTTTATTCTTTAAGTAATCAATATCATCAATTGCAGTATATTCTAAACCACCTAATGAATCTATTTGAGTACCACTATCACCACCCCTAACAGGTAAGAAGAAATCTTCAGTTAGGTTTTGGATGTTATACTTTAAGTTATAATCACCAGTATTTTTATCTACAAATGGAGTTTTTTTCATTTTGTTGATAATTCTCTGCATATAGTTATCAACTTCTTGTGGTGGAATATTACCAATATCAATTTTGAAAACTCTCTTATCAGGTGCTCTCATAATTCTATGAATTAACATTGCATCTTCCATAAGAGAAACTTGTTTCCAAATTCTTCTACCATTCTCAATCATTGCTTTACCATAAGGTAAGAAGTTTGTATCTGATAATAATCTGAAATGTACTATTTCGTAGTTCTCATATTCACCTTTACCATTTGGGTCATGATTTACTTTGAACTTAATGTAGTTTGCATTGTTTGGGTCAGTATTTTCTAATCTTTCAGTTTCATAAACTGGAAGTGGTCTTACATTTATAATACCAACACCTGGCTGAATTTCTTGTAATAAAAAGAAATCACCATACTTAACCATATTTCGTGTCCAAGACCATAGGTTAAATTCTATATTAAGAATATCATAGAAAAGATTCTCTAATATTTCTTTTATTTTTTCGTTTTTCGATTTAATTTGTACAACATCTCCAAATTCATTTTTTAATGTTGATTCATCTGCGTAGATATCTAATGCTGATGAGATAATTGGGTCATTATCCATTGCATCATAATCTCTGAATAGT